AACGCGAACTTTTGGACTAACGTAGAACTTACGGATTACATCAACGATGGCCGTGAAAGAATAGTTAGAGACACAGGTTGCCTCAGAACTCTTCAAATATCTAATACTCCGCTTGCACCAGACGGAACAGCAGCCATTATTTGGTCTGCAAACTTAGCTGTCACCACAGGACAGTACATATTTTCAAATATTTTTATCTATCAAATCACCGCTGATGGGAATCTCGGGGATACACCCCCTCCATACCCAGAGTCTGGATCTAATTTCCCTCCCTCAACATCTTTTACCAACGGCACAGCAACGCTGTTGTACGTTCAGAATGCAGAAATCATCCCGTTTTCGTCGCTACCTAATGGTTCGCAGACTCTGGATGTACTGAATTTGACGATATATTGGGGAAATTCCAGAATTCCTCTGCGCTATTTGCCCTGGACAAACTTCAACGCCCAGCTCCGGTACTGGCAGAATTACGTTGGACGGCCTGTGTGCTTTTCAACGTATGGTCAATCTCAAATTTACATTTCTCCTATTCCAGACCAGTCTTATAGTATGGAATTGGATACGGTAATTTTGCCTACACCGTTGCTTCTGAGCAATCCAACTGTTGTAGACCCTATCAACGACCCGTATACAAATCCCGTGCCGTTTTACGCGGCCTACAAAGCAAAGTACAAAGAACAAAGCTACGGAGAATCAGAGATTTTCCTACAGCAATACAATCGTCAAACCCAAAGCGTCCTGAATTCAGTATTCACGCGCAGAATTCCAGACCCATACAGCAGCCCTTACTAACATGGCTTCTCAGGAACAGAAAAAAAGCTATGCTGTCCTGAAAACGTTTGGTGGAATAAACACAAAAGCCAACCGAACTGCCATCAAGGACTCAGAATTTGCTTGGCTGGAAAACGCCATGCCCGTTGGCGATTCCAATTTAAAGATTGTCCCGTATCAAAGCGTTCTTTTGTCTAATACTGGAAATTCTGTTGTATTTGCAAACGTTGTTTCTTATCTAACCTCTACAAATATCAATGTATCTGATTACATTGTTGCTTTTCAAGTTGGTGGCCGAGCGCAAGCATTCAACCTTTCCAATAATACGATTAGCAACGTCGCAGTTACAGGTACTTTTGGAAACGCAAATGTAAGCAGTTCTCAGTGGAAAAACGAAAGGTTAATCATAGGAGATCCAACAAAGGGATTGTTTAGTTGGGACGGTGCAAACCTTGTTTCTATTGGGTCAGTTGGTTCTATTGCAATTTCAAATCCCGGTTCTGGATACACTTCTGCACCCAATGTTGTTATAAGTGCTCCAAACGACGCAAACGGCGTTCCAGCAACAGCGGTTTGTAGCATTGTTACTGGTTCTGGAGGCATTAGATCTGTAACAGTCACTAATACTGGTAGTGGTTACAATTCCGTCCCTGATGTAACGATTGGTGGACCAAACCTTCCAAGCGGATTACAAGCAACGGCAGTTTCAAGCATTAGTGGTGGAAAAGTTGTTGCAATAACAATTGTAGAACCAGGGTCAGGATACACAACTGTTCCTTCAGTTACAATTTCCGGTGGAGGTGGCGCTAGTGCGGCAGCAAACGCCGTTATTTCAACCGGAGGGATTAAAACCGTTTCTTTGACAAACGCAGGAAGCGGTTATACAACATCTCCAACCATTACGTTTACTGGTGGTGCTGGATCTGGCGCTAATGCGATAGCTCAAATAGCAACATTCAAAACCGGAACAGTAAGCATTTTGATCAACAGCGGTGGGGCTGGTTACACATCAGCTCCAACAGTAAACATTAGTGGAACAAATACAACCACCGCTACCGCTACCGCTATTATTCTTGGGAACAGCGTATCTCAAATTGTGATGAACAATCCGGGAGCGGGGTACACAACCGCTAACGTGATCCTTACTGGGGGTGGGTTTACAACAGAAGCCAACGTTACAGCAGTTGTTAACGTAGATGAAATTTCTTCCGTCGCTACGTTTTCTGGTAGAAATTGGGTTTCAGCAGGAAGAACTGTTTATTATTCAGCAGCCGATTCTTATAGTGATTTCACAAGCGTTTCGGCTGGATCACTGACTATTACCGACTCCACTCTCCACGGAAACATCCGGGGTCTTCTATCTGCAAACAGTTTTTTGTACATTTTTGGCGAAACAAGCATCAACGTTTTTTCTGACGTTAGAGTTGATGCAAATGGTCAAACTTTGTTTACAAATACAAACGTTTCAGCAAGTCTAGGAACCAAAAGAATATACGCAATATTCCCGTTTTTCCGGGCTATATTGTTTATGAACGATTACGGAATTTATTCTTTGGTTGGTTCTACTACCAGCAAATTGTCAGATGCGTTAGATGGCGTTTTCCCTTTAATTGACTTTAGCCAACCAGTCAGCGGCGGTCAAGTCCTGCTGAACAACATATTATGCGCGGCATTCTCCTTCACTTACAACGACCCGGACGTTGGTCCCAGGCCGGTCCAAGCGGTGTTCTTCGAGAAGAAGTGGTTTATGACCTCCCAAGGTCCGTTAACATACGTCACTTCCGTCCCTTTTTCGGGATTAATAAATCTTTATGGCGTAACCGACAAAACTCTATACAGGTTGTACGCTAACAGCACCGCCAATATTGCAAGCACAATAAAGACAGCTCTCATGCCAATGGGGGACTCAATACGAACAAAGCAAGCATTAAAATTTGGAATAGAAGCGACTTTGCAAGGCGTTTCTTATTTAAATGTTACTGTTGATTCGGAATCAAGATCTAGTCCGGTTTATTCGCTCGGCAATGAAGTCAACTGGATAAACAATTTATCTTCTGTTGTTCCCTGGACAAATTCATTGGCAAATACTATTACTTGGATTGCAAACGCTGGTTACTCTCTGTACAAATCTGATGCACAGCAATACGGAAAATATCTTGGGTTGACGTTGACAAGCAATAGCGGTGCTTTTGTAGTCAACACATTTGAATTTGAACATGAATTAAGAGCGAGGTTTTAAAATGACTGTCCCCTATTCTTTTGCCAGCGCTTCTGAATCTATTCCTTTGTCGCAGTTAGATGATAATTTCAATACTCCATTTACACTGGGGAACACCTCAATTCAATTGGGCAATACTGTAACTTCGATTGGAAATCTAACGCTTTCAAACGTAACTATTACGAGTTCTGGCGGAAATATTTCTTTTACAAATGTATCGGTTTCTCTTGCAAATATTACAACAGCAAACGTAGCAAACTTGATCATCCCAAGTTCTGTTTCTACTAGAGTTTTTTTTGCATCAAACACAAAGTCATTAACAGCCTCTTCTAATTTAACATTTGATGGGACAACGCTTTCTGTAAACGGAGTTCTTGTTGGAAAAGGAGCAAATTCAGCGTCTTTTTGTACAGCGGTTGGAGATAATGCTTTAGACTCAAACGCTGGTGGATCAGGAAATACTGGTATTGGTTACAACGCATTGACCAACAACACTACTGGAGGCAGTAACACCGCTCTTGGTTATAGCGCTTTGCAAAACAACCAGGACGGAGGAACTAATATTGGTATTGGAATTTTTGCTTTACAGAGTAACACTAGCGGAGATGGAAATATTGGGATTGGACGCTACGCTGCCGGTAAAAACCTAACCGGAACCTATAACGTTGCCGCTGGGTACGAACCCCTATATGAAAACACATCGGGAACCAATAATATAGCATTGGGGTATAGGTCAACACAATACAATACCACAGGCAACACAAACGTTGCTATAGGATATCAATCTTTGCAAAATGGAAACGCCATAAGCAATTGTTGTGCAATTGGGGCCAATTCTTTAATTTCTTCCCAGTCAAGCAATAACGTAGCGGTGGGAGTAAATTCAGGAAGAAGCATAAGTACAGGAACAAATAACGTTTGTATTGGACCGCAATCAGGATACGACGCGGTAAAAACCATCACAACTGAAAACCATCAAATTGTTATTGGCAACAATTCCAGCACAAATGCGTTCATCAAAATTGCTTGGACTGTTACTTCTGATGCTAGGGACAAAACCTCGTTCTCTCCGGTTCCTCATGGGTTGGAATTTGTAAATTCATTGACTCCAACCGCTTATCAATTTCGAACATCGCGTGAAGACGAAACACCGTCAGGTCCAGTTAGATACGGATTCAAAGCACAAGACATCCTTGAACAAGAAGGAGAGAATCCGGTCATTGTTGACAATAATGACCCAGAAAACTTGAAATACAATCAAGATTCAATGATTGCTGTTCTTGTCAATGCAATCAAAGAACTGAAGTTGCAAAACGATTTGTTGAAAGCAAGACTTGACGCAGCCAATATTTAAAAATGGTTGATAAACTTGTTCCTGTTGAGGTTGTAGACGGAGGGAAATCTACATTTTCCCCGTTTTTGTATCAGCCAATATATCAAGATGGAGCAAACGCGACTTCAAATGGAAGCGTTGTTTCCGTTGGTCAATCGTTTACCGGAGGCTTGATTTCTGTTTCCGGGTCTCCGATCACAACAAGCGGAACGTTGGCACTAACGGTTGCCGGGACATCTGGTGGCATACCTTACTTCTCTGCTGCCAATGCTTGGGCTTCTAGTGC